GATTTGATTACGGGGGTGAATTTTATAAACGCCGCAAATTATAACGTGGATCAAACCATCAGCGCCGTAGGTGCGGCCACCGTCACAACGGATCTGGACAGCAGCGGCCTCGCGGATCCGACCAGTTTCGGAAACATTGAAACCCGTTTGGATTTTTTTTCAGGCTGGGATGAATTTGTCATTTGTGCTGCTGCCATCGATGCGCTGGTTAAGGAAGAGGCAGACGTTCAGCCAATGATGATGATGAAGGAAGAAACCAAAAATCGCATCATAGCCGTGTCAAATATGCGCGACCTGGGCGAGCCTGTTTCAGTAACGGATATATCTGGTTATTACACCGATTTCGCAAACATGAACTGGTATTAACATGAACGAATACATAAACAATCAAACATATATTTCAAGCGGCGATATGTCCGCCGATGTTACTGGTGGATCCATAGATGCAGCCCGAATGTCAAAAGTTTCAGCAACGTGCGTGAATACATCTGGATCCTCACCCGATGGCACTATTTACATCCAAACATCAAATGATGGCACTACATGGGTGAATAGTGGAATTGGAACAGGATCTGCCGCAATCAACGCCGCTGAAACCAATGTTCTATATCAAGATTTATATGAAAGATATGTTCGCATTTTTTTTGACCGCACCAGCGGATCCGCATCACTTAATGTGGCCATAACTTTAAAATCGGTATGAGCCGCGGGAACTTTACACAACTATACACGGGCGATGCAGCTGCTGACCAGGTGCAGGGTTATATAGCAACCGCATTGCAGCCGCTGCTGGATCTTCCTTTTGCAGCTGGCAATCGAGTGCAGGATGTTGAGTTGTCCACCTCTGACGCGTTTGTAAATCACGGATTAAATCAAAAGCCAGAGGGTTTTATTATTACTAAATCAAATGCTGCACAAACAGTTTATGAATCTGCATCAGACAACGATTTCCCTGACCGCATCATGATTTTAAAAGCTGGCGGATCTGTAACCGTTGATATTTTCTTTTTTTGAGGTCACATGGCAATAACAAACGGAACTAATATCACAGCATTAGAAAAGCCCGCGGTTGGCGTTGATACGGGGCCAGGATGGGCAACTGCTTTAAACAATAGTATCGATGCGCTAGATGGCCATGACCATACGACAAACAAAGGAAGCAGAATCACCACGGCAGCAATTAATATAAATGCCGATTTAGAATTTAATGAGTATCAAGCAAAGGAACTGAAGGGGTTAATTTTATCTCAATCAAATGCTTCCTCAGATAATTCTGCCATTTATTCAACTTCAGGAAATTTATATTGGAGAAATAGCAGCGGCTCGGCGGTTCAAATAACAGATGGCTCATCCGTAAAAGGTGCAGCCGGAACCATAACAGGAATGGGATCTGATGCAGGAAACCAGGCTGGCGCATCTTACACTCACGGATCCCGCGCATTCAATTTTTTTACAGATGCAGGAAATTCTGACTTTGCAAAAATAAATTTTTCTGATGTCAATCTGTATAAGTTTTCAGATGATGATTCAGCAGATTCTGCATATATAACAATTGTCGCAGATTCAGGCATTTCAGGCGCAGCCGGAACGATTACAGTCCCAGGTGAAACTGGAACCATGTTGACTTCAAACTCGTCAGTGACTGACATCAATATTACTTCCTCAACGGACCTGAAACCCATTTTAACTCTCAAAAATACAAATTCAGGAACAACAGGACCGACCTTTAAATTTGTAAATGACAAAGGCGCAGCCGGAGCAGCAAATGATATTTGTGGCATCATTAGTTTTTATGGTGATGATGCAGCGCAGACAAATATGGAATTTGCAAAGGTGGAGGGCATTGTTGCAGTCCATACCGATGGTCAGGAAGGCGGACAGCTGAAATTCTCAGTCGCATC